TTTTGTAGTTCATAGTAAAGTACCGCACTTGATGTAAAGTTGTCATTAATACTGATTAAAGTAAAGTTAGATGCAGTTTGTGGTTCTCCGTTGAACCAAGTTGTAATCGGTTGAATTTTCATTTTATATTGTTTTAATTGTTAAAATATTTGATAGAATCCGCTTCCATCAGCAATGATAAAGCATCTTGCTTTTGAAGCTAATGTTATTGTTGCAGAATCCGTACCTGTCATATCATAAATAGTAAATCCACTACCTGCTGAAATTGTTTGTGGGAAATTTGATTTGTTTACAACAACATATTGATAGTTATTAGATGTTGGACTTGGTAAAGTAAAAGTTTGTGCTGCACTTGTACCACCACTAATAATGTGATAATAAGTTCCGTTAAATGTTGTAGTTGCTGAAAGTATTTCTCCTGTAAGAGAAACATTTAAAGCGGTTATACCACCATTGACTTGTAAAGGTCCTTGACCATTATCTGTTGTAGTATTTACTAATATTCTACCACCACTTGTTACAACACTTAATGCCGTACTACTTGAGTTTCTCCATTGCTGAATGTTGGCAGTTTGTGAACCACAAGCAGTAACAACTAAAGTAGGTCTACCTACTTCTGTTCCAATTACGTTTAATGAAGGGTCTGTTCCTGCTGCTGTTGTAAATGTTGCACCATTAGCTACCCTTGCACCATATATCTGCATTCCATGATAAGATGCAATTTGCATCAATCCACCATTTGATGTTTGCCAACAATTAAATAAATCACCAAATTGTATTCTACCCGCATTACCTCCTCCAAGACTTGATATACCCATTACTCTTGGAGAAGCCGTACTTGAACCTGATGCTGAAACGTTAACATCTCCCGCAACTATTAATCCATTAGTAGGCGCAGCAGTTGATGCACTATATCCAATAGCAGCGTTTCCGTTTACTTGAAGTTTAGAACCTATTGTAGAAGTTGATAAACCTAAATTTCCACTTGAATTTAAAATAAATTGAGCAGTACTTGAACCACCTACTGATATATTAAAACCACCCGATGCAAAATCATTTAAAAATGCAATATCTCCCGCAGTTCCATTATATAAATAAGCAGTATTTGAAGCAAGATTTTTGTATGCGTTAGTTGATGCTGAATATTTTCCTATGTTAAAACTACCCGCACCACTACTTGAAGTCAAATTTATTTCTGCTACCGATGAAGTTCCACTTGTACTATTTGATACTATTAATCTTGTTGCTGCATTTTGATTTTTATTAATAGTTAATAAATCACTTGTAGTATTTGCAACTGCGTTTGTACCAAATGTAACATTCCCACTTACTGCTAATCCATTCGTAGGAGCAGCCGTACTCGCTGAATATCCTATGGCTGCTGAGCCGTTTACTTGAAACTTAGAACCTGTTGCAGATATATTACCAATAGTTACAGAACCACCACTTGTTAAACGCATAACTTCAGTAGTATTACTACCAAATATTAATGGTATTGCTTGTGTTGATAGTAAAAACATTCCAGTACTATCAGTTGCAAAATAACCATATCTTGTAGTTTGAGCATTATTCCAAAATTCCATTTGACCAACACTATCTGAGGCTCTTCCTCTTAATCTTAAATTTATTGCAGTTGTATTACTCGCAATTACGTCTAATGGACAAGTTGGAGTGCTTGTGCCAATCCCTAATCTATTATTTGTATCATCCCAAAAGAAGTTAGCATTGTCTTGAGCAAGTACTCCTGCTGCTCCTGCAAATAAAACACTACCTGCCGTTGCACTTGTAATGCTACCACCAATAGCCATTCCACCGCCACCGCCTCCACTATATTGAGGAATGTTTAAAGTATCGCCTATTAATGTTGCAGCACCACTCGTTCCTGTTGTTGTTAAAGTTAAAGTACCTTGTTTAGCATTTAATTGCGTTTGTATAGCACTTGTAACACCTTTTACATAACTTAATTCAGTTAATGAAGGATAAGTTGCTAAAGCTAAACTTGCTATCGTTGAAGCTGAATCCCAATAAGCAATAGTATTTATTGTACCACTTAATGCGTTTGCTTTATTATTAAATGTAGTCCAATCCGCACTTGATAAAGCACCACGATTTGTAGCACTTGCAGTAGGTACATTCAAAGTAATTACAGGAGTTGTTGTTCCTGTCGCTACACTTGAACTTAAATCTGTTCCTGTTGTACCTAATGTCAAAGCAGCTACACTTGTAACTGTTCCGCTTCCCTTATTATTAAAAGTTGTCCAATCAGTTGAACTTAATAATCCATTTTGTGAACCACTTGCAGTATCTATTGCTATTGTAATCGTACCACTTGTTGTGATAGGACTTGAACCAATGGTTACCCCACTTGTTACAGAAGATAATCCAACACTCGTAACTGTTCCTGTGTTTGCATCCGTATCGTTAACCCAAGCAGTTCCGTTGTATTTTAATACTTGTCCTGTGCTTGGAGTTGTAATTGTTACATCACTTAATTGTGTTAAGCTATAATCACCCTCCGTTGCCACTACTGCTCCTGTCCTACCAAATACAGAAGTAACACCACCAATGTATTGAGGTATGTTTAAAACACCTGTTGTTGAGTTATAAGTAGCTGCTCCACTTGTACCTGTTGTCGTTAAGCTAATAGCAGCCCTTGCTAAAGCATCTGTATATTGAGTAATTGTAGAACTAATAGCACCTGTTGTGTTATTATATGAAATGCCTGTGCTACCACTTAATGATGTTAAAGTAATATAATTAGCACCATTAGTTAATTGACTTGTATTAGTTGGTATAGTAATAACTCCTGTTGTAGAATTATACGCACCGCTTCCTGCAACAAAACTTAAGGCTGCTCTTGCAAGTGCATCTGTATATTGAGTAATCGTTGAAGCTATCGTAAAAGAAGGATAAGTACCACTAATTGAAATCCCAGCACCAGCCGTTAAAGAAACAGTTTGGTCAGGAGCAGAGTTAGTAATTACCCCTGTTGTATTGTTGTAGCTTATTCCTACACCTCCACTTAAAGAAGCTAAGGTTATAAATGATGCTCCGTTAGTAAGTTGGTTTGTATTTGTAGGTATTGTTATAACCCCTGTTGTGCTATTGTAAGCACCACTACCAGCCGTAAAACTTAAAGCAGCCCTTGACCTTGCATCCGTAAAGTAAAGGTTTGTATTCTCAGTTACTTGGCTTGTATTGTAATCGCCACTAACCGCTACAACAGCACCAGTTCTTCCGAACACACTTGAAACAGCATCCGTATTGTCATCAGTCCAAGAAGCTGTTATTGTACCAGCATCTTGTTGAGTTAAAGTTAAAGTCTTAGTAGTTGTTCCTGTAACTGCAGCTGAAACAATAGAATCATTATAAGCAGTATTGAATTTAACCCAATCTAAGTTATCTAAATAACCATCTACTAAACTTGTAGCAACTGGTATTGAGATTGTATTAGATGTGTTTACTAATGGTGCAGTAAATGATAATGCAGCTTGTTTTGCATTAAACACACTCCAATCGCTTGAACTCAACTTACCAGTATTTGTAGCCGAAGCAATAGGTAGGTTAAAAGTATGTGTATCACCACTAGAAACAATAGCAAAGTTTGTACCACTTGTGCCTGTAGTTAGGTTTTGAGATTGATCTGTTAAGTTATTCAAAGAAACCATACCCTTAGATAAGGTCGTTACAACTTGACACAAATGACTATTCTCAGTATGTAAAGTAATTGTTCTACCAGATACGTTTACATAGATTCTAATTGCTAATCTATCTGTTAAAGCTAAGGCACTTGTCGCAACAGGAATAGCAAAATAGTAAGGAGCAATTATAGTTCCTTGATTAATATATTCAGGAACGCCAACATTACTACCTAATAAGGTAAAAGTAGAACCATCGTATTTGTAAAGTTCTGCATAAGTGTAAGGGTTTCCTGTATTGTTATTTACACTAAAATAAAATTCACAATTAAAGTTACCTCCAGGTATTGATAGTACATCAGGATCGTTAGCGTCAGTAATATAACTAGCTACATATCCTGTTGTTGAAATAGCAATGTCAGTTCCAGCACCTATAATTGGTTCTTTACTTAACTCTCTATAAGCCACACCACCTATTGTACCTTGTGAAACACTTGAATTAAGATAGTAAGAAACAGAACTACCACCACCTGTTGATGTAGGAAAATCTGCTAATGTACCATCTCCTCGTACATATTGAGAAGCAGCACCGTCTAATGCAGTTATTACACCACTATTAGCCACCACTGGACCTTGTATTGCCCTTATCTTTGCTTCTCCTGTTACTTGTAATTGTGAACTCATTTATATCTAATTTAATCTATTTGAAAATTGCTCTTACGAACTCATCAGCCTCTAATGCCCTTGCAAAGGTAAGAACTCCTGTAGATGAAATAAATACCACATTATCACCAGTAGGAGCACCTGAAACACCTATTGACCTAACCTCTATACCACCTCTTGTAACTGATAAACAAGTAGATCCGATTTCTGATACAAAAGTGATTGAAGTTTCACCACCAAATGCAGTATATTGTTGCATAGTCACATTTGAGCTTTCTGTTACTACTCCAGTAGGTGTAACTTGTGTACCTGTTACTGTATAAGCACCAGTACCTTGTAAAGACACGCTATAAGTAGAAGCACCCTCTACAGGACCACTCATATCTAAATTAACAATATTAGCAAGACCTGTAAATACGCTATTGCCTAAAGTGCCTGAACCATCACCATTATCATTGTCTATTTCAAACTTAACTATTATTTGTTCTTTAGTTTGTAGCTTATTAAGCAAGAATAAATAAGAATAATCACTAAGGGCTATAAAACCATCAGCAGAAATACTCCAGTTAATTTGAGAACCTAAGTACTCTTTATATGAGTTTGAATTAGTAGTTGTTACCTCGACTTGGTCTACACTTGTACTAAAAGTACAGTTAGTAGATGCTCCAAATGGGATACCTAAAGAAATATTAGTAGTTGTTATACCAGGATTGGTTGACTGAGTATATAAAGTAATCTGATTAGTTGTAGTACCCAAGTAATTTACTTCTATTACGATTCTATCTGTAATAGCTAAAACAGTATTAGTTACTGTCATATTAGTATTATATATAATCTTACTAAGAGATGTTAGTGTTGTTTCATCCGAAGTAGCTAATAAAGTAGCTGTAGAACCTGCGTATTTGTAAAGCTTATATTGTACTTTAGCTCCCGCAAATGCAGTTGCTATAGAATAGTAAGCTGATATGCTCCATGTACCAGCAGTAATTTCAGTAATACTAGGATCATTAGCATCTGTTATAAAAGAAGCAATTACTCCTGCACCAGTTTTATTAAAATTAGTAGAAGTACCAATAATATCTTCTGTGCTTAATTCTTTACAAGCAAAACCATTTACAGTTATTCCCTGATTAACAGAACCATTAAAATAGTATTGTTTGTTTGAGTCGTATTTATATAATACTATGTTAGTTCCGTTTATTACTGATGCCATTATTTCCTAGTATTTAAGTTTTTGAATATGTCTATATCTATTGTTGTTCCATTATAATTAATCTTCTTTAATACTGATTCTTGTACAGCTTGTTTTAAATCCCATTTAAAGGACTTTAACAAGTATGTGTAAGTATTTACACCATCATAAGAATAAGTAAACTTGCTATCTAACCAATATCCTATGCTTTTAAATTGACCTTCTATAACAGTTTGTGTCTGTACTTGGTCTATACCAATATCTTGAGCAACTAAAGTAAACAACTCTGTGCTACCTGAAGTTGTTCTACCAAATTGATTAGCAAATCCACCATTATTTAAGGTTGTGTACATACCTACATAAGAAGATGCAGTTACGTCAAATGGATTGTTTGCAACTCTTGAATTTGAATCTGTGTTTCTAAATACTTCATTATACATAAAGCCTAATGAAAAGTTTTCTGTTTCTGTAGGTTTAAACTCAGTATTTATACTACCTATTTCTCTATAATAATCATAAGCATATATCTGAGAAGTTGGTCCAACATTTTGTATTAAAAAGTATGAAACTACCAATTGAGGAGTTGCACCTGTACTTAAAGGTCTTAATATTGTTACTGATATTGTACCATCTACAGGAACTATAACTTGTTTTGGGAATCCAACAGGAAAACCTCCTAGTGTATACGATGTAGTTGTAAATGTTCCAGTATTATCTAAATAATAAGTTGTTAAACCATCATCTGATGTAATTCTAACAAAATATCTTTCAGTACAATTATATGGAGCACCTAACCATAAAATATTCAAATAATCACCAGTTTTAACTATACTACTAACAGACCTAAATGATCTATTTGTTTCTCCAGCGTTTGTTGTAGTATCAGAAGTTAATAATCCACCGTAAACAGCATCTTCTTTTGTTCCTATCATTCCTGCTTCAACCCATGCATCAGCATTGTTAACACCTGACCATGATAAGAACCAGCCATTAGATATTAATTGCTTTACATTATATATTGGACTAAATTGGCTATAAGACTTTTGAGCTCTATTAAAGCTAACCATTAATGATTGACCAATTTGCTTAAAGTTGTTTGTAGCATCTATAGCAACCGTACTAGTATTACCAACAGTTTGTGTAGACTGATATGTTCCATCACTATTATAAACATAATAAGCAATAGTAGCTTCTCTAGTTAAAGCACCATAACCAGTTAAATACCACTTATCTTCTTTGTAGAAACACTCCCATCCAAACCTATTACACAAGTATTCTAATATATCGTAATAGTTTAAATACTCTCCATATTGTTCCATTAAGTAGTTCTTCTTTAGATACATATTTTCTATGTTCCTAGAAGTTACATTTGCTGTTTTATAGTATTCATTAATCCATACATCTAAAGTAAACTCAGTTTTAGCAAAACAATCAATCAGTAAGTCTTTTAAACTTACTTGCTCATCTGAGTTAAAACCTATACCATTAACTAAGTTAAAATAGTATTTCTTGTTCTTAGTCCTAGCCAAACCATCAACAAATGATAATGATAAGCTGTTTAAGGCTACAGGTGAAAATTGTACACTATCAACAGGTATAAAAAAACCTCTCCATATTACTGTACCCCATGTATAAGAACCATTATAAGTTCCTTTGCTAACGACTACCATATAGTCGTTATCGTCAGCAGTAAAGAAGTCTTGTAATAACTCAGCATAATTAGTGCTTTGATATTCATTCTTTACAATATTTAAAGTAGCTCTTGTAGCTAGTATTGGTGTATAAGCATTACCCTCTGTATCTATGGTTTCTATAACAAAAGGACTATTAGAACCAGTTAAAGGAAATACAGTTGCACTAGAATAGCCGTCTTTGTAAATCTGAGCCCTATAGACGGTGTTTGTTGCATCTGGTACAGCATATACATCATCAAATATAATCTCGTATTTTGGGTTTATAAATGCCATTAGAAAGTATTATTATTGTTTCTACCTGCTTTGTTCATTAATATTAATAAGTCATTACCGCTTATTCTTGCTTCTAAAGTTCCACCTCCACTACCCATAAGTGATTTAAGCTTATCTAAAGGAGCTACAACCTCTGGGTTGTGACTAGCGCCAGGATATTCTCCCATAAGACCCATAGTTGGTCCTGATATAATACCACCATTGGCAAATTTTTTAGTTCCACCCATAGAATCTGCAGTATTTGATAATCTACCTTTAACATAAGTTCCTAATGCAACTAATGCAATACCTGCTGCGATTGCAACATAAGGATTTAATGATTTTAAAGCTTCTCTAATACCTAGAATTGCTATACCTGTTTTAATAGCTAATTTACCAACTTGTATTAAACCTTCAGCCATAATGCTTAAAAAATTATTCATTAATTCTTGAATACCTCCTCCACCACCTGAAAGCATTTTTCCTAGACTTTCTCCAACTGCTATTGCCATATCCTCTAAAGTCTTACGAATAATTTCATTTAAGCTATTATTAAAACTTTCTAAAGGATCAACTAATCCTTCTAATTGAGCTTTAGTACCAGATATTGCTTCATTAAGTTTTAGCATAGCTTCTGCACCACCTATTCCAGCCATTCGTAACACAGCCAACTTTACAATAGCTTCTTCTAATGCCTTTTTTTGAGCTTCGTAACTTCCTTTATTTGCTTTAATAGAAGAATCTGCTTCAATTTTAATTGCTTTAATTCTTTGTTCTGTAAAATATATGGATCTATCTGTTAATTCTTTATCAGCTTTTTCTTTTGCATCTTTTTCTTTTTTTAATAAATCTTCTTTTAGAATAAAGGTTTTTTTAAATAAATCAGCAATTGTATTTTGATAAAAAGTTTCTTCAATTATACCTTGGTCATACCAAGCAACTAAATCAGTCATTGCTTTTTGAAGTAATAGCACCTTTTTTTGTTCGTTACCTTCTGCGTATGATATTTGATTATCTAAACTATCAACAAATAACTTTTGTTCTAGTTGTAAAGCATCTAAAAAATCTTTTGAATAAGTATCTTTTGGTGCTTTTTTATCTTTACCAACTTTGGCAGTTTCAACTTTTCCAAATTTTGCACTTAATTCAGTTGCTTTTAGTAATGATTGTGAATATTTATTTGTTAAATTGGTTAATTCGGAAACATTTTTACCCTTTTCTACTTCTAAATCATATATCTCTTTATTTACGCGTCTTAAATCTTCATAAACAACTAATAAATCTCTTGATTCATTGGTTTGTTTTCCCCTTACTTCTGCTGTTAATTTTTGTCTTACAATATTCTTATCATCTAATTTAGCTTTTATTTTATCATTTTCAATAATATTGCTAGCAATTTGATCTGAATACTTTTGAGCAACAGCCATCTGTATTAGGCTTTGTATATAACCATCTAAACTTTCTTTAACTGCTTTAGTGTTAATATTTGCTAAAGTTAATTTTTCATTATGTTCACCATATATTATATTAGCTTGTTTAAGTGCTTCATTTCTAGTCTTATCACTTAATGTAGCATTTCTAGCAATTTCTATGTATTGATTTAATAAATATCCTTGTTGTAAAGCATTTTGTTTACTATTTAATATTTCATCATTTAAACTAGATTGTTCTTCTTTTAATTTCTTTGCAGCAGATGCACTTTTTCTTAATGCTTCATCATAAAATGTAAACCCAGCAATAATTGCAGAAAATGCTAAGTACGCAGCACCGCCTACACCAGCAAAACTACCTATTAGGGCAGGTAGGTTATTTTGTATTGCTCTAAATCCGTAAGGTAAATCTTGCAGGATTAAAGCAAAAGCAGTATACTTTTGATTATTTTGTTTTAAAGAACTTGCATGAGTATCAAGTGTTGCTGTAGTTTTATTTGTAACTACTTGAGTTTTTTCTATAATACCATTTAATGAATTAAAATTTTGCGACAAAGTACCAATAGCTGCAATTTCTGGATTAACACCATTTGAAACAAGAGATATCATATTAGCTTGTAAAGCTTTTTGAGCATTAGCAGCTTGTTTTGAAGCAGGACCAAATACCAAAATAGAAGCTTCTAGTTTCTTAGCATTCTTTTCTATACTATTGGCAATCTTTTGAAACTCTTTATCAGTTCCATTAAATTCACCAATCATCTGATATAACGCATCATTTACCCCTTTAAAGTCGAGGTTTAATTTTAAGTCTACTGAATTATCCGTAACCATTATGCTATTTCTTTATATTATCGTATTTTTTTATGACCTCTTTAAGTTCCTCAGGTGTCATTACCCTCTGCTTTACAAAGTTACGATTATCGCAGTCAAGTGGCAAAAGCTCATTTGGCTTTATCTTTTTGCCTTTTGGTAGTTGGATGTTTAACAAAATAGAAGTTTGCCATCTAACTTTTAACCACTCTTGTTCTTCTTTATGACGGTAACCATACCAAACAAAATCTAACTCAGCCATCGTCATATCCCAAAACAAATGGGGAAGCACTTGGCACTCCCCCATTGTATATCTTTCAATATCAATCCACTCTAATTTTTTTTTACAGCGTCTTTTGCAGCTTTCTTATTAGTTGGTTGTTCAACACCACTATTCATACTTTCAGCAAGAGCAGCCATAACATCTTGAAACTTCTTACTTCCTAATCCGCCCATGTCATCAATCCAGTCACATACTTCTATGTCTGTAAAGCTTGGAGTTATCCCTTGACTATACAATGGATATTCTGCTGCTGATTTAAGCAAATTAGTAATCGCTTCTAAAGATTGATTACCTGATAATGCTTCTGATATATCTGATGGTCCAATCCCTTGTAGTTGACAAAATCTTTTTAAAGACCATGTACAAAACCTCATAGGTATCTTAGTCCCATCGCTTAGGGATAGTTCAAAATGTCCTCTCATATTTTGGTGTTTTTGGTGTTATTATGCGTTAGTAGCCTGAGTCAATGCTCCTGTTCCTGTAAAAGAAACTGAATATGTTGCTGGAGATTCCATGTCAGCAGTAACATCTAAACTTTCTATAAATGCAAGACCAGACCAAACTAAATCACCTGGAATTACAGTTGCTCCAGTAGAAACAGTTGTAAACTTAACTGTAACTGCTGTTCTAGCAGCTAATGCAGTAAAAATATCTCCTACAATATATGTTGCACCTGTTGGGTCAACTGTAGCAAGACCATCTGTAGTCAAAGACCAAGACTTTACACCGCCAATATGGTCAGACCATCCTTGACTATTTTTAGTTGTTGAATCTGGTAAGTCAACGCTTACTGATAAAGAACATGATGTAGAATGAGCTACTACTTCACTTCCTACTAGAACTACTAGGTTTGTACCATTAAAAATTCCTGTTGTTGGCATTTTATTTTATTTTAATTTTTTATAATATTTGAGTTACAAAGTGTTCCATTGTAATTACCCTTCTAAAGATATAAGCTTCATCTACATAATCAAATGTAGCAATATTGCTTGTCATCTTACGAGTAACTATTTTAAAGTCAGGAGAAGCACTTGGGTAATTCGGCACATTAACGCCTATGATCACTAACAATTCGTTAGCCCACTGGTCTACCGACTTCTGCCCTACTTCACCTGACTTAAAAGTCCTGTACACAACATCAAATTGTATAGTAACATCAAAGTTAAAACTCTGCTTGTCGCTATTTTCTGCTGTTGTTTGGCTGCTTATTAGCAAGAACGGAGGCTCTACAGTATCAGGTGCAATAGTATCGTAAACACCCAAAGAAAAACTTTGTGATGCTAACTTATCTACATAAGCCTTTCGTATAGCATATCCGCAATCTTTCATTAAGCTTCCGTTTCTTCTTTTACTTCCTCAGGATTTTGCTCTTGAGCAAGTTTTGATAAGAACTGAGTTAAAGGTAAACCAAATTTAGTTGGCATTTCTTGGATAAATGCGTCTAATTGTTTAACCTGCTCTTCGTTTAGTGTAATGTTCATGGTATTGATTTTTTACAAATTTAGTGAAATATATTTATATGATATTACTTTGCTTTGTAGCTTTTTAATGATTGCAATAAAGCTGCATATTTTTCGTCAAAAGTCTTGAAAAAGAATGGTCGATTCTTCATATTATTGTTTCTAAGTCCAAAACCTCTAAATTGAGATGCATAATTTTTTAATGGCTTTCTAACGCTAAATTTATAAGAAGGAATACCAAATCCTTTACCTGTACCAAATTCAACATAAGGAGCATATTTAACAGTATCATTACCCATTGAAAATGAAGCATATCCATTTTTATAAGGCATAGAAGATACGCTTTTTGATAAATTACCTGTTCTCTGATAAGGTTTTTTTGCAACAGATTTTAGCCTTGGTAAATTACCTGCTTTGGCTTTAGCTTCTACTTCCATAGCTTTTACCGACTTATTCACTTCTTTTATAGCGTAAGCTTTGTATAATTCTGCTTGATGCTTAAACTTTTCTTGAATCAGGTTTAATGCCTTAGTATCTACTGTGAATGTAGCCATTATTTAAGTGTTGAGCAGCCTATTAAAAAATACTTATTACGATCATCTTCGTTTATGATAGAATTTAACACATATAATCTACTTTGAAAGCTGATTACCAACTTCTTATCAAATACCTTAGATGTTGTATATCTTATTCTAAATGTAATATCGGCTGCAAAACCATCTGTTCCAGCTATATTAGTTCTAGTATTACTATCAGTAACAATTTCAGCCCAACAGGTATAGTAATCTACAAGTGTATTAACAAATCCACCTGCACTATCAGATACGCTAGTCTTGCTTTGAAAGGTAATTCTATTAGTTAATCTACTTATCATTAGATAATAACGTTTATGCGTTTAAATGGCTTCATAAGCTCGTATGCGGTCATCAAATTAGCCGAAGGCTTAGATGCTTCAACTGATGACTCTCTATACTCATATAGGTCTGAAACCATCTTTAAAAGGGCAGTCTTCATTGTTGTAGGAGTTGTAGCATAACCACAAGTGTAAGTAAATCTAAACTCGTTATCGTAAATGCTAGTCATATACACCTTTTTGGTAGTTTCACCAAGTACCTGATAATCTCCAACAGACATTGCTACCCAAGCTGTGCTATTCCAATACTCTACTACTGATATAGTGTTTGTAGGAGTGTAAGGTAACTCTATAAAGCTATCTACATAAGCTACAACTCTTAAAGTTCTAGGAGTCATTGCGACACCAGCATATTGCTCAAGTCTTGTTTGAGCTGTATTGATTAAAGATGTAATCAAAGTATCATCTTCGCTATAATCTACTCTAAGGTAATTCTTAGCCTCAGCTAAAGTAACCACTGTGGCTGAAGGTGCTACTGTGGTCGTTATATCTCTTACTATTTGCATTATGCCATTATTTGTACAAAAATAACTAAAATATAGCGGACATAAAAAAGGAGGCAGTTTGCGGCTGCCCCCTTGTATTTTAGATTAATCTAGGATTAAGCTACGTTACCGAAATCACCATAAACGAATGCACCACTATAGTAGATAGGGAATGCAATACGAGCTTCAACTCTTACAGTAATCAAGTTCTTTTGGAAGTTATCGCTATCCATTTCAGAGAACTGAACAGAGATACCTTGATTTTGCATGATTTGAGCACCCATTGACCAGTCACCTACTAAGAACTTATCAGCAGCGATTGCTGTAGATTGGAACACTGGAATACCAGCGATAGTCAAAGTACCATCAGTTGTAACAACTGTAGAACCTGGAAGGCTATAAGCTGAGTTAGTATTCTTAGTATTCATGATAGCAGCCCAATCAGTTGGGTTGATCAAGATACCATTAGCAGAATAATCAGCAGTATAAACTTGTGCAATAGCTTGTACTAATTGCTCAACGTCTACAGTCGCAGCACCAGTTGCAGCAGAAGCTACACCAGTAATACCTTGTAAGTTAGGAGCAGTACCATTACCATTCAATAATTGAGCATCTTCAGCTAATAAATACTTCTCTAACAAACGAGCTTGTAAGAAAGAAGTCATAGCAGGTACATCATCTAACATTTGACGAGAGATTCTTACGAAACCAGCGATGTACTGAGCAGGAGCATCAGTCATTGTGATATCGAAATCAATTTGAGATTTAGCAGAACCTTGAGTTTGAGGAGCTGCATCACCTTCACCACCTGTTTCCTTAGGGAAAGTAAATAAACCTGTAGATAAAGTACCTACTGGTAATAAACTTCTAATATGCACTTTACGAGAAGGAAGAGCATATACTTGAGGAGCATATTGTCTTTCTAAACCACCAGTTAAGTTAACTGCTTCTGTCATGTTACCTACTGCCTTAGTGTCTAAGATAAAGCCAGAACGCTTCTGCTCACCACGACCTAATTTTGCGATACTGTCAGCATTCTTCTCGATTGCTTCAGCAAGGGATACGTTGAACCCTTTTGTTTGATTTTCATTCATTGTCTTACGATTGTTTTTTGCCTCTAATTTGTCAGCAGCATCTTTAACTACTGAAATTTGAGATTTTAATTCTTCTAATTCTGATTTTAAGCTGTCTACCGCTACTGCGTTATCAGCTTTTAATGTTTCGATAGCACCGTTTACTTCGGTTTTAACGCCTTCGAAAGCACTTTTGATTTCTTCTACCATTAGTTGAAAATTTTAAATGATTGTAAATATTTATTTATCTCGATTTCAACGGAAATCATCGGGTCTTCCTCTTCCTCCAATGCTTCTACTTCTGGCGTTTCTATTTCGCCTTCCATAGATGGTTGCGGTTGTTCTTCAAGGTCGACTGATTCTTCGTCTTCCATTTCAGCAAGATATTGTTGTAATTGTTTAAGTTTAAGTTCTAACAATTCAAATGTTTCATCAGTAAAGTGACCGTTCCTTAAAGACTTAATAGTTTTACCCATCTCATCTACAAGAACAGACTTTATTTGACTCTTCACTCCTACTGTTGGTGTATTTGCGTTTGCACCCCACAATACTGAACTACCCTCAAACAATTTAATTTCATTGATTTCGTTATAGCCTGACTTTGCTTGTGACTTAATAGTCTGAAAGCCGATGCTATGTTCTGTGATATGACCTTCTTTATACAACTCATAAGTATCGTTACCTAATGTTGTATTAGGCATCTTTACTCTAGCCTTTAAACCAAATCCATCTTCCATCATCTCGAATGGTTTAGCAATTGGCTTCTCGGTTGAATGGTTAAATAAATGCCAGATTCTATTCTTGGCACTAGGTCCGTTTTCTTTAAGGGTTTTTGTGAATGCACCTGGTACAATAACATCGCCATCGCTGTCGACATTACCAAACGCAGAATAATACATTGTAATTACTCTGCTACCATCCTCCATATCTACTGGAGCTCCACTTACCGCTTTCTTTTTATAAAAGTTACTCATATTTTTTATTTAAGCTATATAAACTGTGCAGCATCTACAGTTGCAGTTATTTACTGCTAACCCTGCTGCATCATGTGCATATTGCATTTCTATTAGTCCTATCTCAGGAGTATTCACTAGGAATGGTTGATTAACAGGGATTCTTACACCTTTGTTGTCAGGATTCGTTTGTCTATCTAAATCCCTGTGCCATAATCTTGGCTTACCACTCTTAGCTGGATACTCAGCAGCTATCCATTGTTTTAATATTGGAACACTTGCTAACCTAACCGCACCTATAGCACCTGTACTTAATGCCTGATGGCTTTCAGTCCTTGCTATAAGTAAACTCCTTGCGTTATTTATCTTTCCCTCTCTTAGAGTTTGAATCGCCAACTTGTTTACTTCATTCTGTGACAATCCATTCTCACGACCAAACTTTATAACATTCGCTAATATACGAGCTATTTCGTTTTCAGTAGTATTCTCTATGCCTTGCATCTTTAGTCCGCTAATGCCAATCCAATACGATAACATAAATACTAACCACTCATCCAAAATGTTTAAAGGATCAAGGTCAATCTCTTCCGCTTTCTTACTCTTTTCAAACATCTGTTGGTATCGCATAGCAGTATAACCGCCAGTTGACTCATACAAAGTTCGTAAAATATTATTAATCTTATCGCCAGTAAAAAATCCTGCACGATTATTAGCCGCTTGTTCTACCCCTAATGCTTCAACCATTTGAGCAGCTTTATCAAAGTCAGCTTGTAAAGCCACTTTTATTTTAGGCTGAAACTCTCTGATTGATTTCCTTGCAATCTTTTGTTGCAAAGCAAACTGCTGTGATGGATTAAGTATTTTAGGCATTTATTTTTTAGCGTCAATCTTTTCTATCATCTTACCTGCTGCCGCAAATATGCTAGTCATTCCGTTTTGAGCTGCTCTTTGTCTAATAGCTCTTAATCCTTGTCTATCTACAGTCTTGAAATCTGAAGTATAAGCATAACCATAATGACCTTTTGTATCAGGACTTGCGTTTGTATCAACTCCTAAATACCATTTAGAAAACTCTTCAATACCATTAGCTTCTAAGTAAGCATTTTCCATTTCTGCTGTTGGGTGTTCCCAAGTACTTGGTTCTTTAACGTCACCACTAGCGATTAAGCTATTAGCGTGTGCAATTCCTTTTGGGTTAATCTTGTTGATTGCCTTTTGGTCAAACAATAATTCTAATGCCTTTTCTAATTTTTCAAATGTTATCATAGTATTTATTTTACAGGGGGTAAATTATAGTCGCTTTGTTGTTGTGCATCTCTAGGGTCTTGTAACATAGTCAACTCATCAATAGGCAAGTAACCTGCTGGGATAAATATCTCATCCATTTCAGTTCCTTCCATAGTATCATAACGCATAGCTGCCCTCTTCTCGTTTGGAGTAATCCACCAAGATTGAGAAAGAATAGCACTAAGCTCTTTCATGTCCTCTTGTAGTTCAGGGAATACTGTCAAATCAAAATCGATATAGTAACCTTGACCAATCTCTGTTGAGAAGAATCTATTGAACGCATCACGAAGAGCTACTAACTCAGGAAGGACTACTTGAGTCAACATTTCCTTCTTAGCTTCCTTCATGTTGTTATAAGTCTTGTTATCAGGATCGTTAAACAACGCAGAGTTTACACCGTAAACATTACAAAGTTCTCTAAGTGTTACTTTTTCTGATTCTAACAACTGTAAGTCGATAGGACTTAAACCCATGTTAATCCAATTTAACTTTGCACCTGCAATCAAAATCTTACCAGCATTCTTTAAAATACCAGCTTGAGTTTTTGTTCCATACTGATTGTAGAAATCTTCTTTAAGCTTTCCTGCTGCCTCAGGTCCGAAATCATTTGATTCATCAGCAGACAAGATACCTTTAGGTCCTTGATTCTGTAACATACCTACTGAAGTATCCTTTGCATCGTTAGAACGCTGAACAGTTCTGTAAGCAGCTTGTAAAGGCGATAAACCGTATAATTGATTACCATTAGTGTCAAAGTAAGGGTTGAAGTATTTTAGATGGATTACGTCTTTCGCATCTAATTGATCCCATCCAACTAGCGTAAAAGAATAACCTTCAACCCCATTTATTGTACCATCAGAGATAATGGCAACGTATTGAGATGGGAGTGTAACAAGTTCAGCAACCTTACCATTTGAAAGTCTATTCGCCCAAATGTAAGTATTACCAGTAATTAGTTTATAACCGACAGCACTCTCGATAAATTCAGAGAATGATTGATATTCATTTGGTTTTTCTAATAAAGTGTTTAATTCGGAATCAGCAATCTCGGCAACTGCTTTTATACGAACTAACTCTGCTTTAGCAATATCGGCTGTTGTGGTAGCGTTATTGAGCATAGACTTGTATCTTGCTAATTCTTTTTTGTTCTTTACTTGATAAACGTAAAAAGGAACAGTAGAAATAGTTTTAGAGATACGTTTGATGATAGCATATACCTCACTATTGTTTTTATAGTCAAGTACAAATTTTTGCTGGTCTAATTCTGGATAAAGTGTTCTTCC